AATACCGCGGAGAGCGCAAATGCGTTGCTGACTGGTGCGAGCAACTTGGCATCCCTTACTCGACATTCATTCAGCGCCTCAGGCGCGGCATACCACTAGAGCAGGTTTTCGAGACAAATCCGGATGGATTTTGGAAGAAGTCGATCGTCGTAGACGGAGTATCAAAGATCACTACCGAGTGGATGCGCGACGCCGGCATACCGATTTCGTCTTTCTACCACTTCAGGCGCAAGGGGCTGACTGAGGAAGAGATCGTCAGGAAGTATCTAGCCAAGAAAGCAGCATGAAGTACACGCTAACGGAGATACAGGAAATGAAGGCTTACTACAGAAACGAAGTTCGGCGCATGAAAAAGGAGGCGGCATGAGCGGAAACGGAATCGGCTTCGGGACTTTGATGTTCCTGATGTCCCTGATTTTTCTCATATTGAAGCTTACAAACTTCATCGATTGGTCATGGTGGTGGGTGACTGCGCCGCTGTGGGGTCAGGCCGCTGCGATTGCGATTGTCTTTATATTCGCCTTTGCAATAGCAATCGTCCAGGCAGCCAAGGAATAGTCCATGAATTTTTGCTGGCACAAATGGAAATGGGAATCCGTGATCTGGTCTCCAGCGCACGGAGCATTCGTTCAGCGCGGCTACTGCTCCAGGTGCTGGAAAGCCAGGATTCGGAGGGTTTGATGAAACTCTGCAAGGACTGCAAGCACTGCGCAATGCCGAATCCGTTGGCGAACGCGTATGTGGGATACCCGGCTTATGCCGTGCCAATGTGCGCCCATCCGTCTGCACCCCGTAGCCCGGTCGATGGACGCGCATTGGCGACATGCTCAAACGCGCGCGGCGAAGGTCTGATTCTGCGCGCGGAAACCGAAAAGCTGGATTGTGGCCCGGATGCGAAGTTATTCGAGCAGCGCGAACCGGAGCCGGAACATGTGCCGCAGCCGGAGAAAAGTAACACGCAAGAGCGGCCGCCTGGATTCTGGGACGCATGCCTCAGCGCGATCTTCGGAGGCTGAATGGATCTAGCGACGCTTGAGCCTACAACGAGGTGCCCCATGACCGCCAACGACGAAATCGACGAGCTTCTTGCAGAATGGTGGTGGTGGTGCCGAGAATCTGCCCCGGTGAAGGGGTACGCCGACTGTGCCGCAGGCTTCAGCGAATACCGGTCTGGTTGGAGGGATTCGGCAGACCTCGCAGACGCGGCAGAGGATCGAGCGCGCGACGCCATTTCTGAAGCGGTCGACGCATGTATAGCATCGATCGATCTACGGGCCCGAATCGCCATCAATACGGAAATGAGAAACCGGTTTAGCGGAGCAAGGGTATGGTCGTCAGTTCGGATGCAAGGGAGTCTTGCTGATGAGTACGGAAGAGCGAAGGAATTGCTTCGCCCTGCGCTTGAAGCACGTTTTTTGGTTGACCCCTTGTAAGCTTTAAAAGGGCAGCATAGAATTGGTGTGGGGCGAAGCTTTGCCCAAAGAAAGCAGACAGGTGGTCCGAGTCCGGACGAGAGCAACCGGAATTACACAACCCCGCGAGCAGCGATGCCGCGGGGTTTTTGCATTGTGTCTCCTCTCGATGTGGTCAGCATCGAGCCTCGAAGCCCCGGTCTGGTCCACCGGGGCATTTTTTTTGGGGTATCCGGTTTACGCGGTTGATGGCCGCGAATCAGGTGCGTACATTGTGCAGGGCGACTTTGAGGCCGAATAGCTCCCAAAGCGCCGGGTCCATCCGGCGCTCCCCGCTCTCCCACTGCTGCCAATTGCGCAAGCCGCGGTACAGGAGCGCAGCCGCCGCAGTCTGAGACAGACCAGCGGCTTCGCGTGCCGCGCGGATATCTTCGGGTGCCGGATTGGATGCGGGGCCGTGTCGGCCCTGGTTTGGATGGTTAGGCACGGTAGTCGCCGATGACGATCTCGCCGTCACCAATTTGCAGGCCCAGCTCATCGGCCTCGGCATGCGCCTTTGCCAGCAGATCGGCGTCCGAGAGGGCGGCGTCCTCTTCGGTGGTCAGAAGGACATCCGATTGGCCGTCAGTCCAGTAGGCGGCGCGGAAGGTGGTAGTCATTTCAATCTCCAGCCCCTGTACCCGAGGCGCGGCGGGATCGTCGATCCCATGTACTGAATAATACGCACATTGTGCGTATGTGTCAAGCGCTAAATCAACCGCAAAACACGGATACCTTTTTTTGGAGTTGTCGAGATGGCGAAACTAACCACGGCTCAGCGCACAGCGATGCCGGCTAAGGAATTTGCTGGCGGCAAACCCAAAGGGGAGAAGACCGGTCGTTTTCCTTTGAACGACAAGGCCCATATCAAGGCAGCTGAGAGCTACGAGCGCTTCGCTACGCCGGCTGAGAAGCAGAAGATCGATGCGGCGGCAGCCAAAGCTTTCCCGAAGCGCGGCGAGCGTACTGAGACGAACAAGCGTACTCGGGCGAACGGTCCTGGCGGAGAAGTTCGTCATCCCCAAGACCATGACGAATTCATGCGTTTAGGCAACGACTGACATGCGCTACATCGGCATTGCGATCGCTGGAGCTATTGCTGGGGTGATCTGTGCTGCTGTGGCGTGGTCGATTCATGTGATTTGTGCGTGCTGAGATGGCAAGACCGAGCAGCTTCACGCAAGAGATGGCGGATGCGATCTGCGAACGCCTCGTGGATGGAGATAGCCTGCGAGCGATTTGCCGCGATCCTGAAATGCCGGCGATTTCGACAGTATGTCGGTGGTTGGCGCACAACGAAGAATTCCAGAAGCAATACGCGTGCGCGCGCGAGGCTCAGGCCGATACGTTAGCCGATGAGATCCTTGACATTGCCGACGATTCGACGGGCGACACGATCAATACGGAGAACGGTGAGAAGCCGAACAACGAATGGATCTCTCGTTCTCGTCTCCGTGTGGATGCTCGCAAGTGGTTGGCCGGAAAGATGGCGCCGAAGAAGTACGGCGAGAAGCTGATTGCCGAGCATACGGGCAAGGACGGCGCGGCCTTTGAAGTTGTGCATCGCATCCAACTGGTTGCGCTGAATGGCGACGGCGAAGATAGCTCTACCTGAGAAGCTGATCCCGGTCTTTGCCGGAGAGGCTGATGTTCGCGGGGCATTTGGTGGCCGCGGTTCGGGTAAGACGCGCAGCTTCGCCAAGATGGTAGCGGTGAAGGGCTATATCTTCGGCATGTCGGGTGTGAGCGGGATCTTGCTGTGCGCACGACAGTTCATGAATTCGCTGTCTGATTCGTCGCTTGAAGAGTGCAAGCGCGCGATCGAGGACGAGCCGTTTTTATCCTCGTACTACGACATCGGCGACAACTACATCAAGTCGCGGGACGGGCGGATTTCGTTCGTATTCGCTGGGCTTGACCGCAACATTGCCAGCATCAAGTCGAAGGGACGGATTCTGGTGTGCTGGGTCGATGAGGCAGAGCCTGTCACGGATGAAGCTTGGACGACGCTGATTCCTACCCTTCGCGAGGAAGGCGAAGGCTGGAACGCTGAGCTGTGGGTGACGTGGAACCCGAAGCGCAAGACGGCTCCAGTCGAGAAGCGTTTCAGGGCTGCGAATGACCCGAGGTACAAGGTCGTTGCGCTGAACTGGCGCGACAACCCCTGCTTCCCGGCGAAGCTTGAGCGCGATCGGAAACGGGACATGGAAGAGCGCCCCGAGCAGTACGAGCACATTTGGGAAGGCGGATTCGTCACTGCGCTTGAGGGCGCGTATTTCGCTAAGCATTTGCGTCGAGCACAAGAAGAAGGTCGGATTGGATTCTTCCCCGCCGATCCGCTCATGTCGATTCGCCTCATATGCGACATCGGCGGGACGGGCGCTAGGGCTGACGCATTCGCCATTTGGGCGATGCAGTTCATCGGGCGCGAGATCCGCTGCGTGAACTACTACGAGGCCGTAGGTCAGCCTGTCGACGCGCACCTTGCATGGTGTAGATCGCAGGGCTACGAGCCGTCCAGGGCCAGTTTCTGGCTACCTCATGACGGATCGACCCAGGATCGGGTCTACGACGTGTCGTACGAGTCGACGCTTCGCAAAGCGGGCTACGCGGTGACAGTCGTGCCGAACCAAGGCAAGGGCGCCGCGATGGCTCGCATTGAGCGTGCGCGTGTGCTGTTCCCGCAGATTCGGTTCCACGAGGCAACCACAGAGCCTGGGCGTGCCGCGCTGGGCTGGTATCACGAGAAGCGCGACGAGGAGCGTGGCATTGGCCTCGGGCCTGAGCATGACTGGTCAAGCCACGGCAGTGACGCATTCGGGCTTGGCTGTCTCACATGGGAAGAGCCGAAAGAGATGAAGCCTATCAACTATCCCAAACTGGCTATCGCATGAGCATCGCATTGGACACGAAAGTCACGGCGCTGGAAAAGCGCGTCGCAGAGCTTGAGCAAGAGCTTATGCAGAAGACGCGCATCGAGAGCATTAAGCATCTTGCGCAGTTGGTCGCGCGCGTCGAGGAATTGGAGCGGACATGCGCACGCAAGCCCGGGCCTAAGCCTAAGGAGCAGCCGTAATGCCGATGAGTGATTCGGAGCTGCTTGGGATCATTGGGCAGTACGAGAAGGCAGCCTTAGGATCGTCCGTCTCTGTAGGGCCATCGGTGGGCGGCAACATCAAGCCGGCCGGTCAGACGATGACGACGCTGGAGATTGATCGCTACAACGCTCTGAACGCCTATTTCGCTCGTCCGCTTGGCAATGAGGTAGAGGACCGCTCGCAAATCGTTCTACCGGAGCTTCGGGATACGGTCGAGTGGATCATGCCGACGCTCATGAGAATGTTCGTGGGCGCTGGAAAGCCGGTCGTGTTCGATCCTGAGGCCCCTGGTGACGAGGATCAGGCCGAGCAAGAAACGGAAGTCGTGAATTGGGTCTTCATGAAGAAGAACCCGGGCTTTTTCATCCTGCACGACTTCTTCAAAGACGCGCTGATCATGCGCAACGGCTACATCGATTCCTGGTGGGAGAAGCGCCGTTGCACGAGCGTCGAGACGTACACGGGATTGACTGAGATCGAAGTGGCTCAGTTATTCCAGACCGACGACGAAATCGAGGTCTTGGAGCAGTCGGAGAAACAGGACACGACCTTTGTCATGGGTCCGAACGGCCAGATGGTGCCGTCAACCTATTCATGCTTCGATATCAAGCTCAGGCGCATCACGCAGAAAAAGCAAGTGCGCGTTGAGTGTGTCCCTCCTGAGGAAGTGCTTGTTTCGCCGCAGGCCCGCCGCGGTTTCGATAGTTCGTGTCCGTTCGTTGAACGTAAGCGCACGGTGCTGCGCTCCGACGTGATTGAGATGGGATTCCCGAAGGATCTCGTTGACGGGATCGAGGTTGCCGAGCCAACGTATCTAGACCTGATCGCCTTGGCTCGAAACGAGGTCACGGACCAGCTCAGCGAAGAGAACCCGAGCGACCCAGCCAGCCAGCAAGTCGAGCTTCGCATCGTCTGGATCCGCGTCGACTGGGATCAGGACGGTATCGCTGAGCTGCGCCGCGTTGTAGTGGCCGGCGACAAGATCTTCGACAACGATGAGGTAGAAGAAATCTCCCTCACCTACTGCTCGCCGGTGCGCATGCCGCATCGTCACGTCGGGATCAGTTATTTCGATCTGCTGTACGACCTTCAGGTCATCAAGACTACCCTCTTTCGTCAGGCGCTCGATAACCTGTACGTGTCGAACAACTCGCGTATGGCCGTGAATCAAGACGCGGTCAATATCCAGGATCTGTTGATCT